CCTAGATATTTTCCCTCCCAAGTTGCAACGTGAATCATCAAGCGCGTATAGAACACCAAGAAGATGTGATATGATGAGAAATATAAGTGATAATACGTGTGATAACAATATTGCTTCGGATAACACATCTCCAATACCTCGTGCTAGAGCTCGTTTAGGATTGTTATCTCCCCTGGAAAGTCCACCATTGTTACAACGGCAAACAACTGGATTTGTAGAAAATAGGCAAATATCTGGTCTTCTAGAATTATCAGATTAAAATATTCCCAATATATATATATATATAATGTCTGCTTCTCTATGCAAAGGAAAACGTACTTCGCAACCAAATCGTTGCAAAAAAATTAAAGGATGCAAAGTAGCAAAAGGTACAAAACGTACTTTTTGCCGTAAAAAGCACAACAAAACAAAAAAAGCTCGCAAAACACGCAGTAAAAGAACCGAAGTAAGTCGTTTAAAAGGTCATAGTAAAAAAACAGAACGCGCATTGAAAAAATTGAGATAAATAATCATTTAGCAATACTAAATTATTATTTCTGATTCTGCAATAGTAAAAACGATGACAAAACGTTTTTATTTTTATCAGCATATTGCTCTGTTTGTAATTTAGCTCGATATTCTTTTTGCATCATACGTTGTTGCATAGCTTTTTCTTGTTCGTGTAACATACGATTTGCGTGTTCTTTTTCAAGAGGATCGTATGAATGTTGACTACGCGCACGGTTAAATTCTTCAACAGAACTGTATGTTTGTATATTATTAATATCTTGTTCGCTTACTGCGAGAACACTTTGGTCACGGTGTACTTTTCTAAGATCGTCGAATTTTAATTTACTAAAAGGGTCACTAGTCATATATTTATTGGAATAATCATCTTCATCTTCGTAAAAATTATTATTTGTGGCGGAATCGTCGTTCATTGATTGTACTCCATTATAATTGATTAATCCATTTGATTGGGATTTAATTTTTTGAAAATTATCGTCCATTGCTTGTTTAGACATTTTTTCTTGAGGAACATCAAATACAGAGTTTTCTTGAACAAACCATTCATTTCGTGACGAATCTGGTTTGCTCCCCATTTGATTTGATTCAAATAATTCATTAAATTTTTCTTGAAAATTTTGTGATTTCATATCTCCCATTGTTTTTTTAATTTGTTTTGAGGTATTGTTATCCTCATCCTTATAGTTTGGATTATAAGCGACATCTTTTTTTTCAACACTGCGGTTTTGTCTGTTTTGATTATCAAAAAATTGCACAATAACATCAAATGCTTTTTTATAAAATAAGAAATATTTAGGTTCGAGGCGAGATTTATCTGGGTGAAGCATTAAAACCTTACGTTTGGCGGTTTTTAAATCACTTATAGAAATATCATAACTTTTCAAATCGAATAGTTCTAATATCTCATCAAATGAATATGATTGAATATTTAAATTATGATTAGGTACAGACATTGTTACTAAATTACTATAAATAACTATAATAAATGAAAATCACAGATTTCACGTATATTTTTTATGTAAAAAATATAATCAAATAACTTATATATGGATACGTCACCTAAACGTCATTCAACCGGGGGGAAAAAGCGAGGCAAAAAGTTCAAAAAGTACACTGAAAAAGAGTTGATAAATGAGTATTATTATGAGACATCACAATCTAATTTAAAAGACCAAAAAGTGATGTATGCGAATATGCAACATTTATCACAAACTGAGAAAAACCTTTTTGAACAAAAGTTCGCCGTCCCCAAAACAAGGAGCCAAGAAATTTATGCCTCGATGCTTCGTAATAAAAACAAAAAAATTATTATCGCAACCGGACCAGCCGGAACAGGAAAAACTATGTTTGCTACTGAATTTGGTGTTCGGAATTTTTTACTCGGTAAATGCGATAAATTAATTTTTACAAGACCATCTGTTTCAGTTGACGAAGATCTTGGCTATTTACCAGGAACACTTGAAGAAAAAATGGCTCCTTGGGTTAGACCTATATATGACATATTATATCAATTTATAACACCAAAAGAAGTAACAGAATTATTGGAAGAAAAAGTAATCGAGATAGCACCTCTTGGATATATGCGTGGAAGAACATTTAAAAACTGTTGGGTTGTAGCAGACGAAATGCAAAATTCTACAGTATCGCAGATGAAAATGCTTTTAACACGTTTAGGCGAAAATAGTCGTTTAGTGATCACGGGGGATTTGGATCAATATGATCGTATTGATATGAAAAACGGTTTAGAAGACTTTTTAGAAAAATTTAGACGTACAAGATCTTCTAGTATCGGAAGTTTTGAGTTTGAAAACGAAGACATTCAAAGAGAAGAAGTAGTTAAAGAAGTGTTGGATATTTATGGCCGCGAGAGTATTCCAGATGATTATTTGTCGATTAATAGTGAAAATGCACCCGATTGTTTAAATGAACACAATGGAAATGACGAAGATGATGGAAATGTTGAAGATTAGTAAAACTATTATATTATCAGTTTATATAATGGTTTTTAAAAAAATAGGTAACTGGTTTAATAAAAATCTTGGACTATCTAAATTATTAGAGAGCAAAGTTGTTTTATATATTCTTGTAACAATTGGTATTCTTAACATTTATACGTATGCTACGGAAGACGAATTTGCTTATGCTGGTGTAATGTTAATTGTAGGATTTCTATCAACCTTTTTTAACAAAAATATGATTGTAATCATTTTCACAGCAATCGCCATAACTAACTTAATACGTTTTGGTATGGAAGAATATAAAAATCGCGAAGGATTTACAGGAGATTTAAGTCAATTGGATGCTTTGATGAATCATATGACTGATGATAAAACTGATATTTCCGAACCTTCTCCGTTAGAGAAGGATTCGGTAAAAAAAGACAATAAAGCGAGTGATAAAAAAAATCCAGATATAGGTGTAGATTATGATTATGATAAAAACGCAAAAATGAATGAAGATCCAACAAAACGCGATGTAGAAATAGATAAATTTATTAAAAATCTGAATCCTGCTGGTATTTTGCAAAAAATGGAAGTTGGTATCAACAAAGAACAAGTTGATTTGGCGCGAGACAAGATAGATTTAGCGTTAAAACATACGGGAAAGATAGCAAATGACGAACAACGTAAAGGTGTAGAAAGTCTTTTACAATTACAATTAAAGATGTTGGATCAATTAATTACCATAAGTCCTCTTGTAGAAGAGTTTAGAGAAGTTGTTAAAATACTAAAGGTATAATTCGATTGATAATGTAACAATAAATACATTATTTATATATATATATCAATAACAACATATGGATTTTGTAGATCCCGCATTAAATACTGTTTTGAACGCCATGAATGCTTTAGGTCGTGGATTAAATATAGGTGAACTTGTTACTTCTATAGGTAATTGGGCTACATCTGCTATTAATATGGCCCGTGGTATAGGTCAATTTATTATGGGTGCTTTTAAAATTGCGCAGAATGCACTTATGACTATATTTAACGCTATTGGATTGGCTGGTTTATTTGCGTTTTTTATATCAGTAATTACGATGTTAACGGTTGGCGCAGAATCGTGGTGGAAAGGTTTTTCGTCGCATTTAATTTGTGCAGGCAAAGAATTTAAAACAGGTTGGGAAAACCAAGGATATATTATGGGCGTATTGGCTGAGTGCTCATGGAGCAAATTTTTAACATTTTTGGATGGATCTTGTACAAGATATTACATTGTAGATATGGTGTTAGGTCTACTTTATGGTGTTTTTATAGAATTGCCGCTTATTTTAATAAGAGCTATTTTTGGAATAGATTTACAAGTGTTTGTCGATATTTTTTGGAATGTTTTTGTTTTACCAATTGATTCCATTTTTTTCGCATTATCGGGATTTCATTTAGTGAAATGGGACGAAGAAGTAATCAAAAGATGTTACCGTTGTAAGGGTAAATACACGTTCTCGAACGGTCGTCAAGTAACATTATATAAATCTTGGGCAGATTGGGCCAAATTAATGAACTGTAGTTTCGAACAAATTGTTACGGGATTCTTGCGCATTTTCACAACACTCATACCAAGTAATAAATGGTGGGCTTGGGCAAATAACAAACACGTATCTCCTCCTGATTGGAGACCTAAGTTTTTTGGTATGTAATTTATACCCATTGAGAATATGTTGAAAATAACATATGAATAACATTATTGTGTAGCATTATTATATATAATAATGCCTCGCGGAGTAAAAAAAACGTGCATTCCAGGATTATTTTGCATTGAAAATATGACTATGTTTTTATTATTTGTTTTATTGATTACAGTTGTATACATGTATTATTCACATATCATTAAACCTAGTTTAGAAAAAACATCTACTACTTCATTCTCGCAACCTATAGTTATTGTTCCGCCTCAAAACCATAATGTTGTTACACCTAGTTTACTACCAATTCCTACACGTAGTACAAACCCGTTAATTAATGTAAATGCTCCACCATTGAAAGATGAGAAGGAAGGATATATGGTGCCTATCAATATTAATACTAGAGGACCTGAACTTAATTATAATCAAATGGGGATATTAACTAGAGAACAAAGTAAGGATGATATGATTCTACCTTTAATGGGGAGAAGAAGTTCAACTGGTCGTGATAAATATCAATATTATACCATGTCTAATAGTGCGGGTAATATTAATACCAAATTACCAGTGAGTTTAAAAGGAAGGAGCTGTACTTCTGATTTAGGATGTGATGAAATATTTAATGGAGATAGTGTTTATGTAGAGGGATATAATGATACATTCCGTGCTACTATTTATGAAAATGCTTTATATAAATACATCCCTTTGTAATAAAATCAAAAGATAATACAAATGAGTGATAAAAAAGAAGAAAAAAAAGAGAAAAAATCAAAATGGTTTTCAAAAAAACAAATAACTACACCATTGCAAATTTTAAATAATTTATTAGAATTAGAAGGAGATAAACGGTTGCAACTTAAAGAGCCTGTGAAGAAAACTTCTTTAGGGAAAGTCAAAGAAGACAACGTACCCGATTTTGAAAAATGGGATAAAGAGGAAAAACCTTTAAAAAAAGACGAGAAAAAAAAAGAAGAAGAAGAGCAACATACTGATACGAATTCAACTACAGATATACCGATTGAATTTCAAAATATAAATAAGAAAGAACAGCAATATATAAGTAAAATTTTACCCCAATTAAATGAAATTTACAACATAGTTAGAAAAGAAAATCGAAAAAATATAAAAACACAACAAGACGAAGTCCGTATAACAACAACAGGTGTAGATGAGTCTACCAATATTATAAATATTGAGAACGTCAAGAGTGTTCGTGTAGACCCATATATTCCACCTTTAAAATAAGACTACAAATATAATATTTAGAACAATCGAGTATGAATATATCTAATCCATTTATATATATCGAATATGAATGAATTTAATTTAAATAAAACATCAGATGGTACAAAATCAATAACAATAAATTATTTACCATTAGGATTGAAAGATATACTATTTAACGATAGTGATAAAAATATCACAGCAACTTGCGAATTATCATCTTCATCAAATGTAACTTTTGTTGAGAACAATGTTACTACTGAGTACAAAGCAAAAAGAATATATATTGTAGGAAATGCGAACGATACAAAGGTAAATATGATTAGTGGTGTTACTACAAATGGACAACTTATTATACGTAATACAAACGCCAATGGTGATAAAATATTGTATACTTGCTTTCCATTAATGGTTACCAATCCAGGTCCAAGAAATAGTGGAATTGATTCTATTATACGAACAGCTACTAGTGGAACAACAAAAACATCACTTACTGTTGATTTTAATGCAGATATATTCGCCAAAGAAGTACCTGACTTAAAATATCTAGAATACACAAGTAATTTAGGAAATAGTGCGAAGGTTATTACATTTGGCGCACCTATTAGCATTATTTCGGTTTATCTAATGACGTTAGAAAACAATACAAATTTGTTTAATCTACAACCTGATAACTATTCACTCATTTCACCACCCGTACCTGGCGAGTGGATGGAATGTGATTATGTCCCCATTGATTCAGAAGAAGTAGAAACATATAATCTACCTGTTTCTAGTAGTCTTGTCCAAGATTCTGCTGCTCATAATTCCCTTAAAACAATGTTTATGTATATTTTGTTTTTGATTTTTACAGGATTAAGTTATAGTTTAATACCACTTGTTTATAAATATATTTTAAAATTAATCTTCGATTTTTCAGGTACAATCATTCGAAATGAACAAATAAAGAAAATGGGATATTTTGATTTTTTTATGCGTGTAGCATTGATCGCAACTACAGTGATATTTTTTATGCTTGGACAACAATTTATTTTATATGGTGTAGTAATTGCTATAGCAACTCTTCTTGGATACATTATTATTACTTCTAAAAAGGCAATGTTAACAAACTGGCCAATTGACGAATTAGAGCGTGAAAAACGTTAAATAAAATATAACGAAATATAATGTTATATTTTATCTATTTATACACTGGCTGTACCATTTACATTTGTTGAAACCGGTTTATAGGAGCTTTGTAAATATTGAATTGGGTCACTTCTACCAATAGGAGCGCGTTCTGTAACAATTTCCTCTTCAAGAGAAACCGGTTGATCAGCGCCGACATCAGCATTGCGAGGTTCTTCTACTGGAGGGGTAGCTTCTTCTAATTGTTTTTTTACCTCACCGCGCTTTTCACTCTCTGATTTAGTGTATTGAACATAGTGTGTTTTATTATGTACTACTGCGCTACGTCTCAATAAGGTATAAGCAACAAAAATGTAAAGAATACCTAAAACAGGGTGAGAATACAAAAATAAAGCGACTGTAATACAGAATATGATTAATAAACCTAATGGAGATTCGACATAAGGAGACAAAGCACTTGGTGTTGTAACCGGGAATATTAAGTATAAAACAAATGTTACTAAAACTAAAATTTCAGCGGGTTTAATCGAGTTGACTAGTTTTTTAAAATTCATTATATAGGATATCAGGATATTTTCCTTCCACCATTATTAAAACAAAATTGAAAATTGGTTAAACATATTTCTATATATTAAAATATACTAAATGTCTCAACAATGGAAACGACGAAAAATGATAGCCATGCGTGCAAAGGCGTCTCAAAAAAAAGTCGTGGAATTATCTGAAGATTATAAAGAATCTATTCGGAATGATTCATATCTTGGTAAAAAAGGGTATACTATATTAAAGTCCTCTTTAAGTGAAGAAGACCAAAAAGCATTATATGAAGAATTAAATGTAAAACCCGTAAGTAGTGGAGTTGTTTATAATGCTGCACAAGACCAAGGACAATTTCCTGTCTACAGAGAAAATGCTAAAAAGATATATATACCTCGATTTTATGGTACAGAACGTTATGGATTACCAAATCGTTCAGAAATTACCGAAGGTGAAGATATTAATGTAACATTCCCTAAACCTTTGCGCGATTATCAAGACAAAATTGTGGATGTTTATATGAAACATATTGAAAAACCAATTTGCGTTGGTTCCAAAAAAAAGGGGAATGGGGGTATTTTAGAGGTTCCTTGTGGTAGAGGTAAATGTCTTGGTATAGACACGGCTATTATGATGTATGACGGTACAATAAAGATGGTTCAAGACATAAGGGTGGGTGATATAATTATGGGCGATGATTCTACTCCAAGAAATGTGTTATCTCTCGCACGAGGAAGAGAACAAATGTATAGAGTAGTTCCTGTAAAAGGTAATCCTTATATTGTAAATGAAAGTCATATTTTATCATTAAAATACAGTTCTAATGTAAATAAACATACACCTAAAGGAACTGTACGCGATATATCTGTATTGGATTACTTAGATTTACCCAAATCATATCACGGTCCCGGAGGTGTCCTTGTTGGTTATAGAGTTCCAATCATATTTCCTAAAAAGGTTGTTGATATTGATCCATATTTATTAGGGTATTGGTTAGGAGATGGTGCATCAAAAGGAACACTAATTACGACCCAAGAATCTTGTGTTTTAACATATTTAAACGAGGTGTGTTTTAAAAATAAACATAAGTCGTTATATTTACAGTATACTGGAGATAAATATGATTATCGAATTAATTCAATAAATAAAGTAGCTAATGGTAGCAATGAATTTATGAATTATTTACGTGATTATAATTTAATCAATAATAAACATATTCCACACGATTATAAATGCAATGATAGGACAACACAACTTGAATTACTAGCTGGAATAATTGATTCGGATGGGTCAAACGCATCAAATTCATATGATATTATACAAAAAAATGAACAACTATTGGACGATATTATTTTCATAGCAAAATCATTGGGTTTTGCTGCATATAAAAGTGTTTGTAAAAAATCGTGTTTGTATAAAGGAGAAAAAAAAGAAGGCATTTATTACAGAACGTGTATTCATGGAAGAGGACTTGATGAAATTCCAGTAAAATGTCCTAGAAAAAAAGTTGAACCGAGAAAACAAATAAAAGACGCATTAAATACCCGTATACGATTAGAAAAATTAGAAGTAGATGATTATTATGGTTTTGAAATAGATGGAAACCACCGCTTTGTATTAGGTGATTTTACTGTAACACATAATACTGTGATGGCTCTGAAAATAATATCATTGGTAAAAAAAAAGACACTCATTATAGTTCATAAAGAATTCTTGATGAATCAGTGGATTGAACGAGCGGCCGAATTCCTACCAAG